CCTAATATTTTAGCAATAGTTTGCAAAGCTATTTGTTCTATTAGTCCAGCAATAATATTAACTAAAATTTGTTGTGCTATTTGTTTCATTGATTGTCCAAAGTCTTTACCAAGAACAACTACTTCTGCCATCCCTTTTGACATTCTTTTAATTCCACCAAGTATTCCTTTAGCTATTGTTTCATTAATAGATTCTAATTTTTTCTTTATAGATTCTTTTAATATTTCTCCTACCTTACCAAAATCTACTCCAACTTCTTTAACATCTTTTTTAACCTTACCAGCTAATTCTAAAAGTTCTCTCATTTGTTCGTTAGTTAAAATCATGTTCTGAGTTATTTTTTCTATAAATTTTTCTACTGCTTTTGTTGCTACCATCCAATCTTCTGTATTTTCTGCTGATGCTCTTGTTTGTTCATTTAGTTCAGCTAATGGTGTTTGTAATCTTTCAGCCGCATCTTTAAATTCTTGAACAGTTTTTAAATTTGCTTGAAAAGTTTCTTCTGAGATTATTTTTAAAAACCTCATAGATTTAGCTATGCCCTCTATCATAGAACCATAAGCACTAGATAAACTTCCTAACATTGATCTTAATGAATCAAAAATAGAACCAAGAAATAAGATTAATAATTTACCTTTACCACCTAACATAAGAAAACCAATTACACCTAATTCTTGAACTCCTCTTGGTAATGATTTTAAAACTTCCATTGTTCCTTTTATTGCGTGTGCAATAAACATAAATGGTTTTCGTAATGAATCTACAATTACTGCACCACTAATTAATATTTGTTTAGTAACATTAATTAAAAATTCTGAAGTTCTTGCACTAGCTTTTGCTAATGCTTCTCCATTATTTTCAATCATCTCATTAACTAATGATAGACCATTCTTTATAAAGTCAAAGAATCCAGCTCTATTAGTTTCAAGTTTAAATTTAAAAAGTTTATCTGATAGCATTGAAAGTGTTCCTGTAAATGTAACTGCCATAACTTTCATAGCTTGACCAAACTTACCATCAGGACCGAATACTTCTTCAAATGCTTTTCTTGTTTCTTTAGCTGTTTTCTTTGCTCCAGCTTCAAAGCCTAACATCTCTCTAACACCTCTTTCTCTAAATACATCAGCGGCCGCTATACCACCAGCAAATGATCTTTGTATTTGTTCAGCAGTTTGTCTAAAATCTAATCCTGTTAGTACTGCAACATTACCTGTTATCTCTAAAATTTTTGAAAGTTCTTCTGCATCTTTAGATACAACAGCAAGACTTCCTGATGCACTTGAAATTTCATCAAGAGAGAAAGGTACTCTAGCCGCAAAATTAATTAATTCTTGAAATGCTTTGTTACCCTCTTTCATTCCACCAAATAAAAAAGCAAACCTAACTCCTAGATTTTCTACTTGTGTTCCTACACTTACTAATGATTTGATAACTAACGCACCACCTATACCAGCTAATGCACCTTGTATTGAAAATACAGTTCTTTGTAATCTACCTAATCCAGCTTGAACAGAACCTAATGCTTGTTTTGTTTTATCTTTTGCAAGAATATTTATAAGTAAATTTTGAGCCATATTTATTTCTTCATGTTAGCTTTGGATTGTTCACTTTCATCTAACATAAATCCAACCCAAAGATTAAACTCATATTCACTCATCTGACTTAATTCAGATAAATTTATTTTGAGCCTATCTGCTACTATTAGCATATTTTTAAGCTCTATGTCAGTACTTACTTTTTTTTTAATTCCTCAGGACTAGGAGTTTGAACCATGGCTACTGCTATTTTAGAAAGTACATCGGAATCCACTTTGTGCATTATTGGAAGTTTATCTTCTAAAGAAAAAATCTTTTCGCCATCTTTATCAATAGCTTTCATAATAACTACATCAGCTAATAATCCAGCATCGTTAAGATTTTCTGTTCTACTAAACAATTTTTTCTTTTCAGCAAGAGTTATAGGTTGCCAATATATAACTGTTGGTTGACCTTTTTCGTCTTGCCATTCTTCCACTTCAATAGATTGAACACCTAGAGACTCAAAATGAGATTTTGCTCTATCAATAATCTTCATAAATTAGATTATACTGTTCCTACTGTTAAAGCGCCTGTACCTTGAAAAGTAACACTTCTAGAAATAACTCCATCTAAAGTATTTGAAATTGACATTCCTGTTACAATTCCACTACCTGTGTATGAAGCATCTCCAGCTGTATTACCCTCTGGAAGTAATGTAAAAGTTAAAGATGAACCTACTGTCATTTCTTCTTGTGAAGTATCTGTTTCGTCAAAATGAGCTTCAACAGAACCACTAAATGAAGTTCTTCCTGCTATAAAAGTTTTAGCAGAATCTGATAATGATGTATCTTCAACTACGTCGCCTGTTGTTTCTAAAGTAAAGGCAGTTACTTCGCCTGTTACGTTAGATCCTGTTTTAACGACACCTTCTTTTCCGTGATGGGTTGCCATGATTTTTTCTCCTTAGTTATTGTTTTCGTGTTAGCTGGTTTATATCCTAGCTTCTCATAGTGTGCAAGATTATTTTCGTTTATTATAATCTCATCACTCCCTTTGAACATTTTTATATCTTTTGCCATAACATCCTTATAATAGATTTAATCTTCTTCTTCAAGTTCTTCATCATCTTCATCATATTCTTCATAAAATTCTCCCTCCTGTTCAAGTTCTTCTTTGATTTCCTCACAAAGTATTGAAATCTTGTCATTTAGTTTTTCTATTTTATTTATCTTTCTGGATATGCTCATTATAGTGTACCTGATTGATGTTCATATATAACTTTAACAATCATTGAGATTCCTCCATAAGGAAACAATGTACCAGCATCAGTTTCAACAGATACAACTTCAGTATCTAAAGCATTTCCATTTCTAGTTATATCAGTTTCTAATGCTTCTTCAATGACTTCTATTAATTGATTTCTAGCAGTGTCTATATTTGTTTCTGATCCTTTAACAAATCCTGATACTAAAAAATCTAATGTTGCTATTCTTGTTTTTCCTCCACTACCTAATTCTTGGTCTTCTTTTGTTTCTTCTTGTGTTTGAATTAGAACAGCTGGGTATTGTTGTTCTGATAATTCTTCTAATGGGAAAGGTTGTCTAGTTACTTTCTTAATAGTTAAAGCAGTTATGTTTGTAATTGTTGTTGCAATATTACTTGCGATGTTTTCTCTAACACTCATAATTTTAACTTTCTAATTTCTTGAGTTACTAATTTCTCAAATTGTTTTTTTATAACATTTTCTACCTTTTTGTTAAATCCAAAAAAAGGTCTTTCAGGAAGATTCCCTGATCCTGTTTGATGCCAATAAGCTCTTTTACCCATACCCATATCATTAAAATAAACTTGTGCTTTACTTTTGTTAACAACTCTTGATTTCATACTTTGAAGCATTCTATTAGAGTCTTTTAGGTCAACAGTAGTTTTACCTTTCAATGCTGAGTACTCAGGAGAGTAAGCAATAAATCTTCCAGCAGTATATTTTTCTCCTCTTTTAGTTTTTTCTTCAATTATTCTTCTTAATTGTTCTCCAGCTTGATCTAATCCTTTTTTAGTTACATGAGGAAATCTTCTTAGAAATTTATTAAACTTCTTTTGTATTTTTTGAGTATTAGTAGAAAAGTGAATTGATAAGGCCATTATCTAATAAGTCTTCCTGAACCATGTAAGTTTTCTCTTTCAGCAACACTAATAGTACCACTATCATCTGAATCGTATTCTACTCCATCTTCAAGTATTTTTTGAAATTCAATATTGTATTGACTATTATAAAATTCAATCATTCTTTCAAATCTATCTTTATCAGCTTCAGGTCTAAATTTTGTTAATGCTGGAAAAAAGAATTTTCCTAAAAATAAATAAACACCAGCTCTTTTAAATTGATCTAAATTAACTCTAGTGTTGTCTAACTCTACTGTATTTAAAACTGTTATATCTGTAAAAACATTTGACTTATATGTTTGCCACCATTTAATTCTTAACTCTCTTAAAATATCATCTGTTGTTAATCCTAACCAAGTTGTTACTTTTGCATCTCCTGATGCTAAACCAAAATCAAAAGCATCTGGTTGGTATGTTTGAACATCTGTAACTGTAATAACATTTGCTCCTGTAAAATTTGCCATAATAATATTCCTTTTGTTGATTGATGGGCGATTGCTCGCCCACCAAAAGTTGCACTAATTAAAATGCCATATCCGTTACTACTTGACAACCAAAGTCATCTTTAACGATCCCTGTACCGTAAGTTACTGAACCTACGATCTCAGTTGCTCTTAAAGATGCATCTCTTTGAGTCTCGATTTTGAAATCAGATTTCATAGCAAGACCTAATGATTGAGGATGGAATACACCACCTACTGCATCATCAGCACCAAAAGATTCAATGTTTGCATTTTCAAAAAGATCTATACCAAATACTGTTCCAGCATAACCACTTCTTAAGATTTGCTCTTGAGATTGTCCTAAAGCATTTGCACCAGTTGAGTAACCAGCCGCTGTTAGAGTTTTCTTCAAGTTAAACATTGCTTTTGGAGAGAACACACCATAGTAAGGTCTAGGAATGTTTAATGTTCTTA